TGTATCAGATTTTGACTTTCATCTGAAAAACGTCTTTATGTTTCATGTTTTGGCTGAATTTTTCGCGCAAGTTTTTAGCGTTTGGAATAAAATGGAATGAAAAAATTTGCGCGCTTTTTTTTGAAAAAATCGGTTAATGTATCAGATTTTGACTTTCATCTGAAAAACGTCTTTATGTTTCATGTTTTGGCTGAATTTTTCGCGCAAGTTTTTAGCGTTTGGAATAAAATGGAATGAAAAAATTTGCGCGCTTTTTTTTGGAAAAATCGCTTAATGTATCAGATTTTGACTTTCATCTGAAAAACGTCTTTATGTTTCATGTTTTGGCTGAATTTTTCGCGCAGTTTTTTAGCGTTGGAATAAAATGGAATGAAAATTTTTGCGCGGTTTTTTTCGAAAAAATCGCTTAATGTATCAGATTTTGACTTTCATCTGAAAAACGTCTTTACGTTTCATGTTTTGGCTGAATTTTTTTTTAGAAAAAATAAATGCAGAAAAGTGACTATGAAAAATTTTCAAAATGAATATTTTGAAAATTTGAAAGCTTAATTTTTATAAATATTTTATAAAATATTTGTAAAATATTTATAAATATTGATCTATAGAGCAATTTTTATTTATTTTTTATTTATTACATGATTTTATTCCATTTATCTATTTTTCAAGATAAAAAATTTACGATTGATTGAAAAATAAAAAATATCTTTCAAAATTATGAATTTAGCTTCTAAAATTATTGTAAGCTATTTAGGATATTCTTCTTTACAGCATAGTAAAAAAAAAAAAAAATCATTAAATTTTGAAGATTATGATAATAAAATTGATCATATAATTAAGAAATATGATCATCAAGAATTAAAAGATGTAAATCATAAAAAATATCAAGTTGAAAATCTTCCTGTACATCGTAAAATAAAAGATAAAAAAAAGTGTGAGCAATTATTTCAGCAATTTCTTAAAAAAAATAATATTCCAAAAATAATTCCCAAATTCGTTTTTCAGTATTACGATCAAAAAAAAGTAATCAGTCTCAATGAAGAATCCAATTTTATATGTTATCATTTTCAATTAAAAAAAGAAAAGCATTATTGCTTACAGTTTCAATTTGAAGTCAAAGATATATTTTATTTAGATTTTTTACTTTGTTCTTCGGATCAGACACAAGTCATATCCATTCCTTTTTTATTTGCACAAAATCAGTTATTTTTTTTATTAAATCATCTTCAGAATCATGAAAATTTAACAATATATATATTATTTCCAAGACTTTACCAAACTATAAATATACACAATTTTAATTTAAAATTAGAAGAAATAAAAGAAAATAATCAATGCCCAATCATTATTTATAAAAATAATCATATCGAAAAGCAAATTTTTTTCAATAAACATAATTTTTTAAAGATAAAGAATAATCATATTAAGTATCCACTAATTCATTGACCATATGAACAACATCAATATTAAATTCTTCAAAATCTTTATCTAGTTTTAAAAGAAATTGTACAATATAATTTTCAATATATTTTACTTTTGATTGAATATGAGCAATATGTTTTAAAGAAGGAATTTTATTTAAATCAATTGTTAATAAATTTTGTTTATTTACAGAGGTTAATGATTGATTATTTTGAGAATATATTTTTTCTGAACGATATTTAGGTGAATTAAATCTTTCAGAATAATTATCTACACTTTTTTTATTTTCCTTATTTTCAAAAGAACAATCGTCTATTTTTGTTCTTTTATATTTAAAAAGGTCTTTTTCATTTAATTCTTTTAATGTAGGAGACATTGTATTTTTATTTTTTAATTCTTGTATTTTTTTATAATTTAAACAGATCCTATTTCGAGATGTAAATTTTACACAATCTAGGAATTTTAAAGTTAAAGGTTGTTCTTTATTTTTATAACAATTTCTGCAGTAATTCATATTTAAAACTTAAAATTTTTAAATAATAAAATATCACTATACGTTAATTAATTTTAAAAAGTATTTTTTAAATTTAATTTTCATTTTTTTTTTAATAATTAAAAAATTTCAAAAAGTATCATTTCTACTCTATTTTTTATCAAAAAAATAATAACAAATAATGATAACAGTTATTGTTAAGGTAATTGTTCCACATCCAAAAAATCTTGAATAGGTTAATTTTTGTTCTAAGTCTTTTTTATTTTTCGGTTTTAATGAAGAAGGAATAAAATTTTGAATTATATTAATTGTAGGAGCTTCTTGTTTATGTGCATAATAAATTTCTTGATAGTATAAATGAATACATAATCCAATAAATAATATAATAATAATAATTAGTGCATATACAAATAAGTGAGGATTATTTAAAAATAATACAAATAAATAACTAATAAATATAATTAAATCACTATAATGATCATAATAATCTCCAAATACCGTAACTAAATTACGAGTACGAGCATAATATCCATCTAAACAATCGAAAAAATATCGCAATACATAAAATAAGGCGCTTGATAAGTACATTTTTTTATATAATAAATATAAGCCAATGAGACCAATGATATTACCAATGGTTGTAATTTGATTGGGTGTAATTTTTTTATCATGTATTCGGTCAGTAATCTTTTCAACAAAATAATAATAAAGATTATCAACTGGATTTTCTAAATGACTTGGTAATTTTCGCATAATGGATAGCCTATAAAATTACACATATTTTAATTTAGACATATATTTTATAAATAAGATGTAAATAGCAAAAAAATATAAAAATGACTTAAAGAAGTATAAATATAATATATTATTAATCTGCACTTGTAGCTCAGTTGGTTAGAGCATTGGTCTTATGAGCCAAAGGTCCACGGTTCGAGCCCGTGCTGGTGCATATTATTATTTTATAAGTATTTCTTATAAAATAATGAATCAATAATGAATCAATAATGAATAAATAATGAATCAATAATGAATAAATAATGAATCAATAATGAATAAATAATGAATCAATAATAAATCAATAGTAAAAGATATAAAATTAGATTTAATAAATAATATTTTTCATAGGATCGTATTTAAGTTTCGAATGAAAAATAAACATTTGTTTATCCTTCGGTCCATTTTTATCATAACCAAAATAATCTAATTCTTTATAGCATTTTTTTTCAACTAATTGAATCATTTCATCGTCATAATATTCTAAATAATGCTTTGATTTTCGCCTGGATTTATTAACCCACCTCTTGGGAATGGGAAAATATAAATACTTATTTAATATTTCTACTGCTTCATTGATATATTCATATTTTATAATGATTTCTGGTACACATTGATGATTTATATCAAATAATTGACTATATAAAAATTGCTTTAGTAATGGAATATGCCATCCCTTTGTTTCATCACAATAATAGTGTATAAATTCTTTGAATGATGTTAATTTATGAGTAAAATTAACACCAGACCAGCCACTATGAATAAATTTAGATTCATGATTGTAAGCAGGTCCTTGGTGATAATATGAACATAATAAATCAAATGGATTTCGAATAATACTTATTTTGATATTAGGCTGAAATTTATAATGATACATGGGACATACATGAGTCGTAAATCCAGGATATCCTCGTAACCATACTGGAGTACGATAACAATTTGCCATTTGAAAACAATGACCTAAATTAATAATTTGCTTGGATGTTAAAGATGTACCGCTTGTTTTGGGAATATGTAAAAAATAAACTACTTTTCGTTTTAAATCTAAGGCTTGTAAAATCTCTTCTTCTTCACTTGTAATAGATAATGAAGTAGAAGAATCCACGTTTAATGAACTATTTTCTTCAATCATGATTAAAAGTAATAAATAAATAAATATTACTTTCTAAACAAATTATAATATGGATTATCAAGTTGTCATAATGCCTTAGGTATTGATTATTTCTTTTTATTAACAACACGACGCAATTTAAATTTCTCCTGTCTTTCCCGATTTTCATATACAAAATTAACAATTTCCTCCCCTTTACTATAGCTTTTGAAGAAATCACCCACACGACTCATTAAATATTTTTTACTTAATGGCTTGGCTACATTTAATTTAGAGAACTTTAACTGACCATCTTTTGTATTTAAATCATTTATTTGATAAGAATTCATAAATTCAGTCAATTTAGGTGTTATTTCTTCCTTCTTTTTTTTTCGCGCTTTTAAAGCTTCATTCAATGTTTGAATATCATCATCTAGTTCCAGCCATGTTTTTACATTTTTCTTGAAATCAACAAATGCGGGATTATTATCATCTAAGTACATTTCTTCTTCTTCCTCTTCACTATCGCTACTATCAATGTATATATTACGATTCATTTGTTCTAATTATAACAAATAAAATAATATTTGTAAAAAAAACTCAAAATTACCTTTCTATTAGGCTTCTATATTTTCCACACAAGTACTACATTGTAGTTCTTTTAAGTTGATTCTAAATAAATAGCGTTTTTCAATAGTATCCTCTATTTGCTTGGATACTTTTTGAAGATCAATATTTATTTTTTTGGAAAAATCTTGGTTATAATAAATATCTTCTAATAATTCCTGATTAATTTCTATATCATTTTCAATAAATCGTTTAAATAATTCTTGTTTATTGATGTGAAGATCTTCCATTGAAAACTCAATATCTTGAATCACACATAAATGAATATACTTCTTTTCAATATAAGAAGATATTTCATTGTATATTCGTTCACCCTTAAATTCATATAACTGATTATCGACTTCATTCATACAATTGGAAGATTGTAATTGTTGAAAGCATAATCGATTATCTTCCAAACAGACTGTATAAAAGTTTTTGGAAGCTATAAATAGTTCATCATTTTTCTTATATTCTCTAAATATAATATTTTTATTCATATTCTTGGAATTTTGACGATTATCTTTATTTAGTAAAGTTTTTTTTCGGGTGTTCATTATAATTATATATAATATTTTTTTTTACCAAAAAAATATTTTTTTTTTTAAAATTAAATTAATTTCACGAAAATTAATTGAAAAAAAACCATTTATATGAAATTAAAATTTTCCTTATAGTTGGGCTAAATGAGGCATTGCCTCAAATGCTTCGGGACTTACTTCAACGAGTGCACTTAGTACTAAAATAGCGCCTAATTTTTTCTCATTAATATCAATTCCATTCGAAATCATAATGGTAAAATATTTTAATAGTAATTCGCGCATTAAAAATATTGATTTTTCATTTTTAATCGCATATAATGGAACTTGGAAAATAAGATTTTCTCCAATAATATTTTTTTTAGCATCTTGCGTTAACATAGCTCGGTAATTCCATATATCTTCTGATTTAATATAAAGATCAATCAGTTGATATAAACTCAAATTCATAAACCATACATGGTCTGTATAATTATCTAACATATTGATATTATAAAATAATTCTTTAATTTTCATTTCTTGGTCATCATGTTTATCAAAATGAATTTCTTCTTGAATGGGAATACCAGCTTTCTTTAATTTTTCAACATATTTTTCTATAGTTTCTTTTTCTTGAACATTTAATAATCGTAATGTATAGGGACAAGCGGCATAATTAGAATGAATGAGCTCATATAAAGAGCGAATGTCATACGCATAATATTGATTTCGAATATCATCGTAAAAAGGGTAAAAATAAGGGTAAGGAATCTCATATTTATTTACCATACCAAGAATATCTTCGTCATTCGTGCATTTACTACGACGTTGTATAATCCATTTACGTACAGTGCTTTGAATTTTAATGATTTCATAAACTTTCGAAATATAAAAGCGTTCTTGTTGAATAAAATTTTTTAAAGATTTAATTAAACATAATTTAGATTGCTTTGTATAAATCATATGAATTAATGAGCATTTTTTTATCGATGTACGTATAGTAGAAACATCCATAGGAACATTATGTAAAATATTATTTAATAAATCATCTTTAGTTAATATTTGATTTTTTATGATACATGTTTCTTGTTTTGTTATTTCATTATTTAACGTATGTTCTGTTTTTGTTTTCTTATTTTTATATTCATCGTACATTTCTTTATATGAAATAATATGTTTATTATTCATATGTTTTCCGCAATACAAAGAATTTTCTTTTTTTTTATTTGGACATTGTAACATAATATTTTGTTTATTTTTAACAGATAAGCAATTACAATAATTAATATTATCCATGATTATATATAACATAATAGCTTATTTTTATATTTCTTTTTGTCACGTAATATGTTAAAATTTATTAACAAAAAAATAAAAAATGATTTATTCTAATTTAAAGTTATAGTACTAGTATAATATACACAACCACTTTCCAAAAAATATTTATTTATAATGACTAGTCTAAAAGATCGCACAAAGTTTTCAACAAGTTCGTTTGACGCAGATAAAATTAAGATTGAAACAAAAGAAAAAGTTAATGGTAAGGAAAAACTAATTTACGTTAATTTAATTGATAAAGAATCTGGAAAATATATTGCTTTTGAAACACTTGAACCATTATTTACTCCTTTTGGAGCTACATCTAGTAAAGAATATCCTGACAGTTATTCTATTACATTTAGTTTCCGTGATTCTAACGATAAGGAGGCTCATTTTTTTGAAGAATTGATGAAATTGAAGGAAAAGATTCTTGATCATATTGAGAAAGATTCTAAGACTATTTTTAAGAAAAAGATGACAAAAGAAGTTATGCTTACCGCAGATAAGTTTAAATCTGCTGTGAATACGATTGTGAGTAAGACGAATGGCAATAGCTATAATCAAATTCAAGTTAAGATTTCAACCAGTAAGGAAGAAAATAAGCCCCAGAACTTTGATTTATTTACAATGAAAGACAAGAAGATTAAGCAAATTAACCTGAAGAGTATGTCTAAAGTTGATGCTTGGAACAAAGTAAAGAATACTATTAGCTCTCGTTCTGAAGTACGTGCTGTTTTCATCCCTATGGTAGATCTTAGAAATGGAAATGCTAAGTTCACTTTCAATGCTCTTCAAGTACTTGCCGATGAACCTACTGATAATGAGCCTGGATCTGTTTTTGGTTTCACTTGTGCTGAAGGAGAATCTTTTGATAATAATGCTTCTAATGAACCAGAAAGTCAAGATGCTGAACAGTCAGCAGAAGATACTGAAGACGAAGAAGAAATTGAAGAAGAGGAGGAGGACGAAGACGAAGAAGATGATTAAATCATTTACTTCTACATCATTTCATTCATATTTTTAAAAAATTAATTATTATTAAAAAAATCAAAAAAAATACAAAAATTAAAAAAAATACAAAAAAAATACAAAAATAAAAACCTATAAAAACTTACAAAAAAATTTTATTATTATTTATTATTATTTATTATCCTAATTTATATTAGCATAATTTTTATTTATAATTTTATTTACAATTTATAATTTATATATTCTTTTTACTTTATCATTTATAATATTTTTATCTATACTAAAGTAACATTATGTATTTTATTGCTCCTAAAACAATTGTTCAATCTAACAATATGCTGGCTTATAATCTAAAACTACGTGCTTTTCATTTAGCACAAATTCAAAAAACGAATAAAATACAAAATAAACCTTTCGGAAAATATAACGACCAATATTTTCAAACAAGTTATGACCGGTTCTATAGACCTACTATATCTCTAGTTCCAAATTAAATTTTTTAATATTTTATATATTTAAAAATTAATCGTATATTTTAATATAAGTATGTCTTACTATGAATGCAGAAGATGCAATTTTCAAACCAAGCAAAAGACTGGTATGATTAGACATTTAACACGTAAAAATAAATGCGTGAAAAATATACATTCTTATAAATATAGTGATGAAGAATTATATAACATGTCTTTGGTAATTGTTAAAAATGATATACAAACAAAGAATAACCGCTGCACAATATGTTTAAAATATTTTTCAACAAAAGGAAATCTAAAAAAACATATTAAAAAACACGAAGATGGTACTATTCCGAATACTCCTGTTATAGAAGAAGAAGAATTTATAGATAATACAGAAGAATTACTGCACACTGCAAATGAAGAGTTAAATACGAAATTTATAGAGCATCACATATCAACTGAACAAAATAATTCGCAGACAATTAATAATATAACTGTAAATCAACAGTTTAATAATTATAATATCATAAATATGAAAAATCCAAATAGCTTTGATAAAGACTGGGATTTATCTCAAATATCTTATGAAAATAAATTATTTTTGATTACATGTTGTAGTACCAAATATAGCGAATTATTAAAATATATCTTACAAAATGATGATAATTTAAATGTGATTATAGAAAATGAAACAAATACAGGCATTGTTTATAAAAATGATATTGAAAAATATATTCATTTAAATAAAGAAGATATTATCGATCAATCATTGACAAAATTAAATCAACAATTGAATAATTTATGTAAAGAAATTTCCTTGAAAAATAATAATCCGCAATTAGATAATAAGTTCGAATTTGAGTCTCTTTCAATAAATAAAAAATTTCAAGATTATAAAAGCAATAATAATAATATTAAAAATGGAGTAGAAACTCTTATATGTGATATCTTTAATGAAAAAAAAGATAAAACGATTAGTTTGATGAATCAAATTATTGAAGCAGAAACAAATAATAATTTACTTGAAAATAATGGATTTTAAACGTTCATTTTAAATTTTCTAGGGTGTAAAAATATGTAAAAGTAAACATTGGCTATTTTTACATTTAAGTTCTACTAATTTATTATTTGATGGTTTTGTGCATATTGAAATATTCAAGGATGTAAATCTAATAATTATTCATTATTGTTATTTTTTTTCAACATACGTATATATTGATTATTCATATCTTCATAAATAAATTTATTATATTTTTTAGATATTATATTAAAAATATCAACTGGTTTTAATACTTTTTCATCTTTAAGTTTTACTGCTAATATTCTAATAATATCTTTACAGTCAATTATTATTTTATAAGCTCTTTCATTTGATTCTAGTAGTAATTTATTAATTTCTTTATCTATTGCTAATTTAGATTGGTCGCTTAAATCGGGATAGATATTTTGTGTTCCCATTCCATAGTGAATAATCATATTTTTAGCTAATTCATAAGCTTTTTCTAAATCTTGCTTTGCTCCTGTTGTTACTGAATAACCGTAAAAAATTTCTTCTGCTATTCTTCCTGCTAATAATACAGATAAATGAGAAACAAGTCCTTCTTTTGTCATAATATTCATATTTTCATCTAAATTTTCAAATACTGTAATTCCAGGACTTGTTGGTGACCATAAATTTAGACTAACCTTTAAAACGCTAGAATGATCTTTCGATAAAAATCCAACTAAAGCATGACCTAATTCGTGCACAGCAATTCTATCTATCATATCTTCACTAAATTTATTTTCATTTTCTTGCCATCCAACTAACATTCGATTACATGTATATTCTAAATCAAACCATTCAATTTGTGATCTATTTTCTCGTAAAGCTTTGAGCATAGCTTCATTCAATAAATTTTCAATTTGTGCTCCTGAAAAACTTCCTGTCATATCAACAATAGATTCTAATTCAATTAAATGATTAATTGGTTTTCCTTCTAAATGAATACTTAAAATTTCTTTTCTTGTTTCAGAATCAGGATTTCCAATGTAAATTTTTTTATCTATTCTTCCAGGACGTATTAGAGCTTGATCTAATAAATCAACACGGTTAGTTGCACCAATAACAAAAATTCCAGAATTATCTTTGAATCCATCTAAGCTAATTAATAATTGATTTAATGTTTGATCTTTTTCAGAATTAGTATTAACCATATCATTTCCTCTTTTTCTTCCAAGAGCATCAATTTCATCAATAAAAATTATACATGGTTTATTTTTTTCAGCTAATTTAAATAAATCTCTAATTCTACTTGCTCCTACTCCAACATATTTTTCAGTAAATTCACTTCCTGAGACAGAAATAAATGATGAATTTACTTCACCGCAAAATCCTTTTGCTATCATTGTTTTTCCATTTCCTGGTGGTCCTTCTAACATTAATCCTCTTGGTGTTCGTACATTATATTTCTGATATTTTTGATAATTTCTTAAAATATCAGCGACTTGTGATAATTCATTTTTAATTTTTTGATATCCTCCAATATCTTTAAAGGAATGAGTTGGTTCTTTTACTAATTCAAAAGAATGGTCCGTATCACTTGTTCCATGCACTTGGTTTCTTCTATTTTTATAACTATCAGACTGTTTGTATATTTGAAAAAAAGGAGTTGGAAAATCTTCTTCATCAGCATCAATTTGTTGTATCTGCTTATCATTTTCTATTTCTTCTAGAGTAATTGGGCCAAAAATTCTTGAATTTTTTGAAGTATTATTTTTATTTATATTATTTTCAATTAAATTATGCGTATTATTAAAAATTTTCAAAAAATCATCAGGCATATCTTTATTTTGTTCAAGAAATTCTTTATTTAAATTTTCCAATAATTCAGTGATATTAACATTATTTTTTTTATAATTTAAATAAATTATATTTTTATAAGGAGAATATCGATTATTTCGCAAGTAAAATAATTTTTCTAAAGCTTTAATATTTTGATTATCCAAATGATTTAAACTACTTTTTTGATATGAAAATGGCTTATTATTTGAAAAAAATAATGGACTATATGCATTGATGAATGATAAAGAAAATAAACTACTTAGTATTAAACAAATATTCATTTTTTATTTATAAATTATTATTTATATTATTTTTATATTTATAAACTAATATAGATGAATATTTATTTTTATATCCTATTTCTTATGATAGTTTTTTTTTTATATGGATTAATACTATCTTTATTTATTGATTTTTTATTTCCAGATTTTATTAATAATCAATATGAATATATTGTATTCATTGAAACATTATTTGAATTAGGTGTGGTATATTGTGTTTATTTTTTTATGCGCCAATATATGAATTCATTTATTGGAATGTTTATACCGAAAAATAACATTCCTTTTTTACCCCAAATATTATTATTTGCATTTTCTTATGGTATTTATTTTTATTTAAAGAAATATTCACAAAAAATAAAATATTTTCAACATAAATATGTATTTAATCCCATTAAAAAACATGAATATTATAAAAAAGTACATAGTAATAAATATGGAAGACAATTGATTGAAATGATAATAAAATAAATAGTTATGAAATAGATAAATAGTTATGAAATAGATAAATAGTTATGAGATAAATAAATAGTTATAAAATAAATAAATAAATAGTTGTAAAATAAAGTAAAACAATATAAATAAAGTTGTCTATAAAACATAATTACATCTATTACTTTGCTTTACTTTTACTTAATGGATTAATTTTAATTTTTACTTTTTTTGGAGAAAAATTATGTTCATTCTTTTTCTCGTAATGATAGCGTTCTCTTAAATAATGATTGATAGTTCCTTTGAATCTATGTGGATCAATATCTTTTTCCAATATAAATTCTGAAGTACTTTCATCGTAAGGAATTCCTCTTTTTTCATAATCAACAATTTTATCTAATGATAAATCTTCACGTTTTCGATAGACATTTTCCTTTTCTGGAATAGGTGGAATCGTTATATTTATATGAAAACGATCTTTTAACATCATCAAATCCGCAAAAGAAGCAGGTCGAAGACGTTTTAGACGACGTTGTATATCACATTCCAATGATATTAACTTCACACCTAAAAAATAAAAGTGATAATGATCATGTGCTAAAATTTCTTCAAAATATCGCGCACCGCAAGAAGATGCCCATATATCGAGCCATTTATTCCAATAACAAGGCCAATTTTCCGTATTTTTAATCTTGTAATCCAGAAATTCAAGTTCCCCAGATTCATGTTGGCCATTTACCATAGATACTAATTCTTCAGGAATAGTGTGAATATAACAATCTACATCATTGGCTTCTCGAGCACCTAATAAATATAATAATGAAGAACTATTTACCATAAAACTATGACGATATTCAATAGGTACATTTTTTCGAATAAAATATTCAAAAGTTTCAAACATCCTACGTGATTTCATAAAGCTAAAAAAATTCGTTAGATTCTGTTTTTCTAAAAATTTCAATGATTGATCACAAAAAAATAGACCACATAACATGTATTTTTCATTTACATCATGTGGCATGAGTATTCCTTCATAATGATGATTCACTCCAAATTTATTATGAACAACTAATTTCGTTTTTTTGGAAACTAGAATTAAAACTTGAAGTTGCGTATTACTATTTCCGCAAATATTTGGAAAATTTTCATGTAAATAGTATTTCATATAATTTTCACTTTCCAGTTGTTGTGATGTGTTTTTTGAATGTTCGTCTTCTTTTTCATGATTTTGTTCCTGATGTACTTTTTGAAAATATAAAATCTGATAAAAAATTTTTACCATCATGATATAGGAAAATGTAAAAGACTTAATTCCGTATAATGAATAATCATTGATTAAATGTTGCTTGTAATAGTCATAGCTTTCTTGCTTTGTTTTCCCTACACATAAACACATATTCATATTTTCATATTGCGTGAGAGCATGAAACAATCCCATATTTACATTGGAATTAAATTGGGTAATAATTTTATTTTCTTGAATAATTTGATTTAATTCATTAAATGTAGTTATGTTTTTGTATTGGATCTTTTCCCATACATCACGTATAGGATGAAATAAATTAGTTTTACACGTTAATTTCATTTGTTTTAACTACTATGCCCGATTTGTTAAAGTTTTTAGGTTAAAAAAATCATTTTTTTAAAAAATAATAAAAAATAATAAACCATAATTATT